CCCGTCCCCATTGGATTCTTCAAGTCTGTTCTGGGCAATTCTGTGGCCGGGGAAAACTACTCCGACGTTCCAGGATGAAACCCTGTTGAAATCGGTAGTAATTTGACCATAATCCGCTGGAAGGCGAGCATTACCGTCAAGAACAATCCTCTGACCTCGCAAAAGATCTTTGGGGCTCAGAAACAGTGGTCGAATGCTTTCCTCAGGATTGAACCTGTTGACTTGTAGGTTTTCGGCGGCCTTCGTCATGACTCGGAACTGGACTTTCGTTTCGGGTCCTCCAGACATGTTGGTAATCTGAAAGTTGGTCATGAAAATGATCCTGGGTCGTTGGTCAAGATCATTACTGTCTCCGACACGTGTCTCTCTATAAAACTCGGATTTACGGTTATCTCCAAGGGTAAATGAAAAAGTGGAGATATTCGTGGACAAATCGATAATCTTGTGGTTATACTGAAACAAGTCGTCGGGTGTGTAAGTCTGTTTCTTAAAGGGTTGCCATCCAACGAGGAGAGAGCCAGAGAAACCGAAATTGGATCCGAGAACGAAATTGTAGAGGAAGTCTCCGGCGAACACATCATGCATATTCAGGTAAGCAGATAGAACAGGGCTTACATCTGAACCGTACACGTATTCTCCGAGAACTGTACCGGCAGGAGTGTCACCAGAAATATATCCGTTAGTCAGGGACGTCCAGGTGTTGTAAATGGCGTCCATGAAAGTAAACTTAGGTCCTGAAAAGGTGATAAGTTCAGGTGGGACAGTAAATTGGGTAAAACTTGTTGACGGAACGTTTTCAGTATCGGTCTCAGTGGGTGCAATTGCCACGCCTGATGTAGGAGCAATGGTCGTAATGGACAATTGTTCATATGGACGGTCTGCTCCTGCGGTAGACATGGAACTGTGTGATGGTGCTTGACCCTCAGAAGCGAGGGCCGCCGCTGGATTCTTCATCATTTGACTTTTGATAGTTGGTTTTGAAATAAAGAATCCGTGGCGGTCCTTCATCAACTCAGGGTGATTTTGTTGTAGATAGGACATGATCGAACTGTGATGGTCTGATCTGAGGCCTTCGAATGTGGCGGAAGAGAAAACTACTCCATAACGAGCGCGAAGGACACGGAAACGATCGGCCATTTCCTCAGTGCCTGCTGGGGGTTCCGTTGTGTAGACGTAAACGTCATCCTGAAGAGTAGAGACGACCTTGCTGGCGAAATTAAGGTGAGCTAGGAATAGCGCCTTAGTCACGGCAGCAAAGAAGTCAATCGGGGTTGGACGTGGAACGACGGGAACAAAGGCACTTCTAGCTGGAATTGGTGCTAGGAGTGGTTGTTTCTCGGGTTCGGGAGTGACAACGGTGTTGCCCTGGTTCTGTAAGTGAATGAATTCGGGGTGTTGGGGCAGGTAGTTGTTGATGTTGGATTTGCGACAATCATGGTCGCTGTGGTGATGGCGAATCAACTTGGAGTGATGGGTGAAACGAATCTTGCAGACTCCGCACATCCATGAATCCAGGGCGCCACATACCTTAGTGTGGTCTGCCATCTCCTCCATCTGGCACTGATGAGTACACCAGACAGATGGGCATTGGACTGGGTCCATATGCTTTGGGTGAGAGTTTCGGAGATGATTATACATTCCCAATTTGTCTTGTACGGCAGCACAGCCGTAGGGACAAGGCTTGGTTCTCTCGAAATCATTCATTGTGATTTTTATTGGTTGGTTTGGTTTGATGGTTGACGTTGGTAACTTAGTGTTTGCACTAGGTGAACGTTGGATATCAAAATTATCTGAACTTTGAAATCTTACGGTATTCCCACCAAACGGGGAAAAGATGTTGTCCCATGCTTCTGTGAAGCGGACAGTCTTGTAAGGAATATGAATGTTGTTCTTTTTCATTTCCTTAATTATTTTGAATAGGGTTCCGACAAACCGATTGTAATAGTCGGGCCCGTGGAGGACGGCTTCATGAGCCGCTCCCTCCATGATCGAGGCGTAGTGTTCAGGGGATCGAATACGTGTCCAGAAGAGTGAGTCTTCAATAGAATCGGTTGTAAGAGCCCCAACACGCATACCATTGGTAATGCGAAAATGACGAGAATTGAACTCCCCTTCTTCCAAAGGAACTAAGGGTTCGTTTATCTCATCGTCTCCTTTCGTGGGTGATGTGTACT